GGTCAGGGGCCCTCCGCAAGCTGTCAATGACGACGCGTCATTTCTTGTGGAAGTGGTGTGTTCGCTCGGACGCCGTGGATTTGCTGGTGTCGGAGGAATTGTTCTTGGAGCTGCTGAGCGTGGACAAGCAGCGACCTTTGCTGTCACTGTCTGCGCAGTTGGAGAGACTTGCTGAGGTCGCTCCTATGTTGGCCGCGAGAGTCAACATCAACCGGTTGGAGTATGGTGAGTCCGTTTTGCAGGATACCATGGTCGCCGCTCAGGCCGTCTTGACTATGAGATGGTGGAAGACCCGCGAGTTGAAGATCGATGCGTGCCTTGACCCTGAGGTGGGCGCAAAGGTTTTTTAAATTCGGGGCAATTGGTGCAATATGGGTATCGTCCGACAACCGAGGAGATGCCCGCCCTGCCCGAGGAGATTAGACCATACTCCGCGGTTAGGTTCCGTTGTGTCGGTGAGGAAGACAGGTGGAGACCGGTGTCGGTGTCTCTTCCATTGTACATCCGGGGGGTACTGCCTCCCAAACCAGACCTGGGCGATCCGCTCACGGCCTGCATGGGAGCAGTTAAGCGCGTTGTTAATCCGCTTACCCCTGAGATGGACTTGGATAAAATCCTGGACTTCGGTAAGTTTGTGAGGGAGGTGATATTGCGGGAATTCGAACCTTTGAATTCGGCGGCAGATGTTTCATTTGAAACGTGGATTGAGTCTACGAATTACCCTCTTGCTAGGAAAGAGGAGCTGCGAGAAGTCAACAAGATCATGGATCCTGCGACTATTCTCAAGGAGCACGTGGAGTGCGCATCGTTTTTGAAAGACGAGTGGTACCCGGAGTTCAAGTACGGACGTACCATCAATCCTCGCGACGATCATTTCAAGGTTTTCAGCGGTCCCATCTTCAAGCTGATAGAAAAAGTAGTGTTTGAGAAATCATGCTTCATTAAGAAGGTGCCCATATCACAGCGTGCCGCCTACATTGCGGAACACGTACTGTGCCCGGGTGCTACTTACGTGCTCACGGACTACTCCTCTTTCGAATCGTCATTCACTGCCCCTCTCATGAGAAATTGCGAAATGTTGTTGTACAAGCACATGACGAAGAATCTTCCTGAGGGCAGGCGGTGGTTCAGCACTGTGCAACAGGCGTTGACAGGATCACAGCTTTTGAGATTTGGCAAAGGAAGGGTGACCACGAGAGCGACCAGGATGAGTGGCGACATGTGTACGAGTTTGGGCAATGGATTTACGAACTATTGTCTAATGAGGTACGCCGCCCATGTCTTGGATCTCGGTAGTGTTCACGGCGTCTTTGAGGGAGACGATGGTCTTTGTAGGTTCTCAAGCGGTAAGCATCCCGATGCCTCGTTTTTCTCCAGTCTCGGATTCACTGTCAAGATGCAAACCACGGCAGACGCCCAACTGGCGTCGTTCTGTGGCATGATCTTCGATCCAGAGAGTCGCCAGCAGGTTGGGGACCCTTTTTCGTTCTTGGCCACAATTGGTTGGACGTCTGCAAGATATGCCGGGGCAAGTAGAAAGGTTCTGCTTGCGCTCCTCCGCTCTAAGGCAATGTCAGCAGCTCACCAATGGGTTGGATGCCCTATCATCGGCGCGGTCTGCAAACGCATTCTGCACTTGACTGCCGGGTTTTCCATCCGTAAGGTTATCGAATCGCGCAACACGGATTTTTGGACGCGCGAGCGCTTGTTGTCGATTGTCGACCAGCGCGTTCCTTACGAGGAGCCGACCATGGCTACTAGGCTGTTGTTCGAAAAAGTCTACGGTGTGGACTGCCAAACACAAATTCGTATTGAAAACGAAGCTGCAACTTGGACGTTGGGAGTGGTTTCGGTCGATATGAATTTCCCCGAGTTGTGGAAGGGGGTGTGGGCTGACTATGTCTGCCAAATTTCACATACCGGATTGCGAGATCCGGCTTTTGCCGCCAGGTACAGACAAAGACCCCGAAGTAATCGTCTGGACTTGATCGGTGAGAGGGAAGAATGGGCTTGGGAATTGGTGTTTTAAGCCGCTTTTACGCAGGGTATGCAGAAAATCGTGAGTCAGAGCACGTACCCGCTTGCATTGAGATATCGGGGTGAAGGTCGTCCTGTAGGTGAGCCAAAAGGAGTCGAC